GAAGGCGCCGACTGGGTGCCCACCGGCATCGGCGCATCGCGCCATGAGCGTGTCCGTGCATCCGGCAAGGTGGCCCCGCTGTTCCAGCGGATCAACCTCCCCACCAACCCGTGGCGACGGTCTGGGCGAGGGCCTTCTTGCGGAGGCCGTCCCATGCGGTGCGGACATCGGTGGCACCGTTGGCCTGGGTGTCGGTGTCCTGGTGGGTGCCGTCGGTGTCACCGTCGAGGATCGCCTTCTCTTCGCCATCGACGAACGCCTGGATGAGCTTGCGCTGCGTGTAGGGCAGCACGGCGAGGGCCGAGTCGGCGTCGAGCGAACGGGAGATCAGGGTGCGGGCACCGATGATCTCAGCGTCGAACGTGGCGGCACCGGTGCCGGGGGTGGAGGCGGTGACCTTCGACGCGGTGTCGCCGGTCGGCTCGGCCACCCGGTAGGCGGTGGCGTCGGCGCCTTCGACGGGCCACTTCCACGGGTTGGTGGGGAGGTTGATCCGCTGGAACAGCGGGGCCACCTTGCCGGAGGCACGGACACGCTCGTGGAGCGATGCGCCGATGCCGGTGGGCACCCAGTCGGCGCCTTCGCCGGAGGTGTCGACGTCCATGGCGCGCAGGACGTGGCTCCACTCGTCCTTGAACGCTCGGTGCGAGCGGGCCACCTGGAAGCCCTTGCCGGACGTGTCGGCGTCGCGGTCGATGAGCATCCCGAAGAGGGCCATGTTGGCGACCGTCTCTTGGAAGCCGCGGATCGCGTCGCGCTGGCCGGGCTGGTACTCGGACAGGCGGGGGGCGAGGACGCCCGGCTCGTCGCTGGTCGAGCGGACGATGACCCGCTCCACGGGGTTGTGGGCGGTGCCGTTGGAAGCCCGGACGGTCTCGTTCGTGGCCCACAGGGCCTCGTCGAGCGAACGGGTGGCGGTCACGCCGGGGGTCGAGGTGTTGACCGAGACGGTGCTGTAGCGGGACCGGCGAGCCTCAGCGGACTCGAAGCGGTCGTTGTCGGCACGCTCGAGCTCAGCGGTGACCAGTGCGCCGTCGATCTCGTCGACGCGGGCGACGGCGGCATCGTGGCGGCTGCGCTCGTCGTCTTCGAGGACGGAGCGGGAAGCCTCCTTCGCGGTGTTCAGGATGTCGTCGATCTCGGTGAGGAGCGCAGCGCGCTCGTCACGGAGTTCAGTGATGGTGGGGGTAGGCATGGGTGTGTTCCTCCTAGGAACGACGGCGCCGCTGGGCGGCTTCCGCTTCGAGTAGTTGGATGGACGAAGCCGGGTCGACGGGCGCCACTTCGGCGGGGTCTTCCTGGGGGTCCGGCACGGCAGGGGCCTCGTCACCGGGCGCCGGTTCGGCGGGGGTGTCGAGGGGCTTTCCGAGGGTGAGGGCAGCCGCGAGTTCGGCCTTCTCCTCTTCGCTCAAGTCTCCGAGCGCCGAAAGGCGGTCTTCGAGGAGAGCAGATCGAATGGCGACCAGATCGGCGCCAGAGTTCACAGCGAACGGGGCGGGGCCGTACTCGACCAGGCCGAGCTCGAGCCGTTCGATCACCGGGCGGCCGTTGGAGCCGGGACGGGCGGGGGCAGACCGGATGATCGGACCCCGGAACGACTGTGCAGTGATCGCGCCCTCGCGCCACATCTCCAGCACGGCGTCACCGAGCGGGGTCTTGAGGTATCGCGACCGAGTCAGCAGGCCTTTGCTCTCGGCCTTGACGTCGACAGGGACAGCGACCGGCATGGAGAACTCGGCGGCCGGCGTACCGGAGATCGTGCGCCCGTGGTTGTAGAGGACCTGCAAGCCGCCGATGCCGCGTCCAAGGACCCGGTTGAACACGGACCGGTTCAGGACCTCGTCGTAGTGGCCTTCGAAGTCGACGACCTCGTACGGGTCGTTGAACGTGGCGGCGTAGGCGACGACGGTGCGACCGTCGCCACCGCGCTCGATCTCGTAGTCGAGGAGCGGAACCGACCGGACCAGCTCTGGACGTTGCTTCATGCTGGCGCTCCCTGTGGGGTCGGATCCGGTGCGATCTCGCCGGAAACCGGGTCGATCACTGCCGTGTTCAACGGCCGCTGGTAGTAGTTGAGGGTTTCGGGTGCGGGGAGGTTCTTGCGCTGCGCCGCGTACTGCGGAGTCATCCAGCCGCCCTGGATCGATGCCTGGAGTGATGCCGCTTCGGACGCCGCATCGCCGCGGAGCAGGCCGGCCGGGTCCATCTCGATGAAGTTCAACGGCGGCAGCAGGTGCGGGTCGAAGTTGACGTACGCCTCGATGCGCCGCACCCACGGCATGATCGAATCCGTGACCGCTTCGATGGCCTGGTGCTCGATGTTGGAGAACGTCGCACGGGACAGGTCGTAGAGCTTGTGGGGCGGGACCCCGATGATCCGGGCCATCTCGGTGACCTCGAACCCGCGGGTCTCGAGAAGCTGCTGCTGTTCCGGGGTGAGCGAGACCGTGTGGTACTCGGCGCCGTTGCCGAGCACCCCGAATTCGTTGGCGTTCGCCATGCCCTTGTGGAACTTCTCCCACTGGGCTTTCGTGGCGTCGGCTTGGGCGGTCGTGAGGTCTTCCTTGAACGACAGGTACGCCTGGAGGTGGTTGCCCTGCCCAAACGACGATGCGGCGAACTGCTCGGCGGCAGCCGCGGTGCCGATGGACTGCGCCATGTAGGTGATGACGTCAATGCCCCACACGCCGTCCAGCGACAGGCCGGGGATGTGCAGGATCTCGCGGGTGGTGTACCCGACGTCTTGACGACCGTCGATCTGGAACGCCTTGGTCCCGTCGGATGCGAGACCCTTCTTCACCCGGTCAGGGTGGACGCCGCGCAGCCCGACAACCTGACCGACGTCGTTGCGCTTCTTCCACGCGAACCCATCGCCGCGGTGGGTCATCGACATGATCCAGTGCTCGACGAGCGTCAGCCACGGCGTCTCCACATCGGGCCGCTTCAGCCACAGCGGATCCGCACGGCGCTCGCGTCCGCCCGGGCGGTCGCGGTAGGTGTGCGTCGGGAGCCCCGACACCTGCTCGGCGAGGTACTGGGTGCCGCGCTTCCACGCAGGGATCGACATCGCCCGACGTGCCGTCACCGACACACCCGACTTGTTCACCGTCCCCTGCTGCCCTGACAGCAGGTACCCGAACTCCTCCATCGTCACCGGGTCAACGGACCGGGAGATCTGACGTTCAGCGGCCCGCGATGCCACCCGGTCGGCGAGCGCCATCAGGGCGACTCAGGTTCGTCGTCGCGCTTGCGGACATCAGCGAATCCGACCTGCACGGCGGCGGCGAACCACATGAACCCGACCACCACCAGCCCGGCAAGCAAGCCGAGGAGGTAGAACGGGAACGCGAGTACCGACAGGAGCAGCCGGAGCGGCTTGACGTTCTGTGCCGCCGCAGCGACCCGATCCACTGGGTTGGACATCAGGGACCTCCGAGGATCATGGCAAAACCGGGCGGGGCCGGTGCGGGCTGGTTCTGGTGTCCCCACACGGCAAGGTCGCAGCCGATGAACGGCGTCGAGTCGTGCCCGGTCCACCGGTCGATCACCTTCGACTCACCGAACTTGCGGAGCCGTGCGACCGACACCGCCGCGTCGAGGTCCGGGTTCGAGCGGTGAACGGTGCGGCCGTCGGTGAGCTCGTCAATTAGACGGGTTGTGGTTGCGGCGAGCAGGCGGGCCGTGATGTCGGTGTTGACTTCGACCCCAGCGGCACGGAGCGGTTCGACGATCGCAGCAGCAGGGGAGGCGAGATCGATGACGACGTGCGATACGGGGTGGGCGTCGTCATGGGTGGCAGCGACGAGAAGTTCGATGACCTTGCGGTCGTCCTCGAACCGGCCCAGCACATCGATGCCGGTCAGTCCGTCGTGGGTGGTGCCGGCAACGCACACCGACCACGGCAGCGGAGAGGCGGTGCCGATCTCGGAACGCTCGACCGCGAGCGACACCGTCCCGGTGAGCCACCCTTCCTCGGGTGGTTTCTCAGCAGCGGCCTTATGGCGCCAGACGTGCTCAGCGACGACCAGCCACTGCGGGGAGTTGTCGTGGTCGGGGAAGATCCCGAGACGTTCCCGGGCGTACTCCTCATCGGACATCGCGGCCCGTTCGATCACTGAGAACTCTTCGGTGATCCGCCCGTACGGCATCGACGGGTTCGCCATCCGCAACACCGCCGGGTCGTCTGGGTCGGACCCTTCCGGCGCCGACCACTCGGCGTAGAACAGGCTCACGGTGCGGCCAGTTCGCGGCCACGGCGGATGATCGAACGCAACCGGTCGGACTCGACACGGGGCAGCGGAGCCGACGACGTGTACCAGACCTGCGGATCCTCACGGGCAGACAGCGACGGGATCAGCGACCCCAGCTCGAGCAGCCAGAACGCCTCATCGAAGTAAACAGCGTCGCCGGAGAACCCACGACCAGATCCCTTCGATCGGGCCTTGAAGTTCAGCCGGGAACCGTCTCGCAGCTCGATTGACTCTTTGCCGTTCGAGTCCTTGATCCCCGACGGGCGGTCGCCGACCCCGCGTCCGTTGTCCTTGACGAGCGCCAGCAGGTCCGGTGTGCCTTCGATGAGATCGGTCATCCGGCGGAAGTGGTCGAGGCAGGTGTCGAACCGGTGGGCCGTGTGAGTCTGGAGCTTGTCCCGCTTGATGAGGTACAGGCCGGCGAGCTGACGCACTTCGAGGATTCCGCCCTTGCCGTTCTGGCGGGGGACGATCCCGGCGACCTCCATTGCCGACCACCGGTTGGCGGCCGTGCGACCCATCGCGCCGATGACGAAGTCCTGCTGCCAGTCGTCGAGATCGAGACCAGCTTCGTGGCCGAGGTCGATCGCGTCCCGACCAAGCGACGAGTGGAACAGCGGCACGTACTTGAACCGTGCCGGCACCTGCACCGACGGCGGGCGGGTCAGCGTCGCGGTCACCCCGCACCACCGAGAAGCACCTGCAACTTGGTGGGCCCAGCGTCCTCCTTGGCACCCTTCGCCTTGGCGCCCTCGATCGCCTTCACGACCTGGCGCAGTTCCGACACGGTCTGGCGCGCTTCACCGATCGCCGACGAGATAACCAGCCGCGCCGGTTGATCCTCGAACGGCCAATCAATCGTCAACCACTCCGACCGGTCACCTGTAATCAGCGCATCGAAGATGTCCAACCGGTCGATCAAGCGGCACGCCTCATCGACGAGTACGCTTTCACCCGGAGACAGCGACCCCTTCGCCGTGAGTACCCCGGCCCGGAACGCCTCCGACCTCGTCACGGAGCGTGCCCCAGCGTCTCGGAGAGAGAGAAAACGGGAGCA